TTGTCTAATAGCCCATCTAAAGTTTTCACCGACAACATGATCTGGATTAAACCTTAATTGCTCACCAGGCACTGCTTGCCAATCCAATCCTTTATATGGCCTATCATCTTCTTCTTTGCCTATGTCCCACGTTAATTCAGTATATGCTGTACCGTAAATTCTACCTGATTGTATCCATAGATCACGAATATCTTTTAATTCTAAAACTCTATTTTCAAAACTTATTAAATCTTCATTTAATTCAGCAGACTTTGCATCATATCCTTTAGATTCTTTATCGTTATCTTGTCCTGTAACTCTAATCTTCTTAATTGCTTGATTAATAACTGCTGTTCCTCTGATAACTTTTTCAAATACTTTAGGAACAACTACATTAGATAGACCAATGTAGTTGGGATTAACTTGCTCACATTTAAACATACGAAAATAATTGTTCCAGTTGTTCACTTGTCTGTTGTGAATTTTTTCAGACACAATCCAACGTTTAATTACAAGATCAGTTGATCTTGTTACACCTGCTGTATTTTCAACTTTATTTGGTGCTGGCATAATTTTATTCCTTTAATTCTCTTTTAATTTCCTCTGAAACATCCTCAAGACTACTCTCAAGAATCTCTTTAAAATCCTTTAATTGGCTTTTGACATCTGTTCTTAAAGTAAAGCTAAGGTTAACATCACCTTTTGAATAATTAAAAGTCTTACTTGTGGTATTACTTTCTTTAAGTTGTTTTCTTTCCATTGTCATAATTTTATTCACTTAAATATTTCTTCAACATATCAAGTAAGTCCTTACTGTCCTTAATTGATCCTAACGCTAAATTACATCTATTACAAATCCATCCTCTAAACTTTCCTGTTTCATGGTCATGGTCAAAATTCATTATTCCAACTGCTCCACATATCTCACATTCTTTTGGTCTCTTTCTGCGTGCTGTCTTTTCTTTATATGCTAAGTTCCTTAAATGATCAGGTCTATCTTTTTTCCATAAAACTGATTTCTCTCCTAAGCTTCTTCCTTTACTTGCCCTTCCAATTAGTATCTTTGCTTTCTTTGTATGTTTCTTACCATAAAAAGGATTGTTATTACCTTTATAATTTGGAGAACCTAAACCACAATTAACTCCAATTATTCTTTTATAAATTCCTTTAGGCATATATTTATTATATCACTAGTCTGGCCAGAGCGCAAGTACTTCTCCTATATGAGAATTAAAGATGCTAACAGTAAAATATCGCAAGGCGTCAAGTGCGTGATCGTTCGCTTTGAACGGAGCATCTTTCTCATTCACTCCTTCTTGCTTTTGTTCTATCCACTTATAAGATTCAAACTCTCTTATTAGATTAACACAATTACTATGAACGAACAACTTAGGCTTACCAAACTTAGGAGATACTCTTAATAGTTGTGATACTTTATCTATTCCTGATCTAACCCATGAGTGCTCATCACCTGATATAACCTTTATTGCTGGAGTAATATACACTCCTTCATTCCCATAATCTAACATAGCTTGTGTCGCTGAAGGATCTCCCCAAATTGCTTCGTAAGGCGTTGTACCCCATTTAGTCTTTATAACATTAATATGAAAAGGAGTAGCTTGCTTGCTTTGATAATGTTCATCGTAAACATGAATATTATAATCTTGATCTATCGCTATCCATAAGTGCACAGTAGGGTTTGTTGCTCCAAAGTCCATTGCTCCATATCTAGTCCAACTACTAGGAATCTCCATAGGAGGAATTACATGTATCTCACGACTAAACTCTTTATAGATTAGTCCTGTATATTTTTCAAATCTTGCTAAATATTCTTCATTAAAAGCTGATTCAGTTAATCGTTCTCGTTTATCGTTTATCCAATCATGATCGATAAATGGATTATCGTAGCTCGTATAACGATAAGATTTAAAGTTCTTATTAGGCTTAATTAAAGTGCCATCTGCCTTGAACGCATCACCTTCAATAATTCCTTCATGGTCACCTAATTTTATCATTCCATGGAAAGCATTATATCCCTTAGGGGTTCCTGATAAGATTACCCATGCATGATGAACCAATAAGTTAGGTTCTATTACTTCATCCCATGCATACTGTGGTCTTTTCCAAACAGAGAACTCATCAAGTACAACTCCACCCCAATCTGATTTTCCTCTAAGTGATTCAATATTATCTGAACCATCAACGGTGAACTTACTATAACCAGGAAATTTAATAGATAACTCTGTATTATTCTCCTTATAAGGAACACCATTCTGCTTACAAAGAAGGAGTAGCTTAGCTACGTGATCATCCCAAACAATCTCTTTACCCTGCGTTCTAGTTGGAGCTATGTACGGATACGTTAATCCTCTCTTATCACTCATAGCATCAAAGAACAACTCATTAACATCAAAGGTTGTCTTTCTTCCTTTCCTACCTACAGCTATAACCTTGTACGGAGAATCATTCCATTCACTTAATATCTTCCTGTGCCAAGGAGTTATCTGTTGCCGATACAGATCCATCTCTTTTTGAATCACCGTTGCCTCTGGTAATTGTGATGTTAATTGGAACGAGTTCATGTTGATTTTTAATACGTGCCTTTAAGGCATTATATTCTTTAATTGCTCCTAACTTTGTTCTAAAGTCTGCATCTTGAACTAACAACTTTGATAATTGCTTATCAACAAATGTATCATTTAGCCCTCCAGCTTCAAATAACTTATTGATTCTCTTTGTAATATGAGGTCTTTGTAATAATTGATAAGCACCAGTCTTGGCTATAGTATAATTCTTTTTAGTAAATGTGAGATTATAAGCCATCATGTAAGACTGCACTCCATTACCAAAGAACTCTCTGTCGCTAGCAAATAACTTACAGAATTGAGCTTGTTTAGGGTTTGGGATTAACATCTTGCTCATATTTCTTAAATACTTCTTTAGTTTGGACCATCAACAAAGTTAATAGAAGGAACCTTATTATATTTCTTTAATAGTTCACTGAGTTCACGTAAGAACTCATTATTAAGCTCTTGGCTTAATCTTTTAATCTGAACTTGTTTCTTTTCTTGAACTGATACTTTTTTATCTTTTACCATAATAATAATTTTAATTAATTAACCATTACAAATACAATGATCTATAGGATTATGACACTTTGGACATCGACCTGGTACTGGCAATTGATCCTTTGGAGTCTCATAGGTTGAGTTACCTATGTTCTCATCCATAATAGCTTTAAGATCTTCTGGATCAGTACCATTCCAGTTAGGAATCTTATGTCCAGCTATTTTATCAGTGCCTTGTGGCATATCTTGTTCGTAAGCCATAGTTATATTCTCCTTTGTTTAATAAATAATACATATACCATTCTCATATAACAGATCACTATAATTGTTATTGAGAACCATATTGCTGGATTCCACCAGTTAGCAATTAGTAATCCAAAGAAAATACCAATTATACCAACTATTTTAATATCAATCCAATTTAACCTTTTAACTAAACTATTGCACCATTTGTTAAATCTTTTTAACATGTTTTTATTCTCCTCTATTATAATGAAATCCTTTAGAACCCCAATGAATTGTCTCGACCCTGGGTTCAATCATTATTTTTCCTCCCTTAGCTCTTACCTTCTCACAAAAGTTCCAATCCTCAGGTAAAATAGTAGGGCCATCCGTACCCTTCCCATCTTTGAACTCGTAATAAGGTTGCTCTAAATTATCTCGAACCCACTTAGAATGTATTAACGTTATCCCTGCTCCTACTACGTCTACTTCTGTTGGCTTGTCAGGTGCCTTGGTAAGGCGTTCATAGCCAGTTTTATCTTTAGCCATCATTCCACATGCGTACTCTTCTGGTTCTAACTTTAAACGAACCACTAGACCGGTGATAACTGCTTCATACTTGCTCGCAGTCTCAATCATCTTATAAACAAAGTTTGGTGTAGGTACTTGAATATCATTATCCCATTGAAGTATCCAATCACTATCTAACCCTGCTTCCATTATAAGATTTCTATTTAAAGAAATAAATGGAGAACTAGGCATACTGATAGATATTTCATCATTCTTATCTTTAACTTTTAATATTAGTTGAAAGATATCTTCTGCTACTTCTGAATGTAATTGCCTGTTATAACAAGGCATTCCAAGGTATATGCGCATAATTTTATTCTCCTAAATACTTAATTAATAATTTTAAAGTTTCAATATTATCATCAACCATACCAAGTGCAACATTACATTTATTACATATCCACCCTCTAAACTCACCTGTTGTATGGTTGTGATCAAAGACTATTGTTTTTTACTAGTCATATTCTTATTTTAAGTTATTATTAATTATTAGTCAAGCACTATCTATAACTTTAAATATAAACCAAAATAATATATAGAGATAAACAAGAACAATACAAATAGCTTCTAGCCAATAACAATGTCCATATTGATAAATATATATATATCCACCAAGACCCCATATTAAAGCAAGCCATGAATACGTACAGCTTTTAGTAAAATATTGTTTTATCTTTTTGATCATATAATTATTACCAACTTATGTGCACTCTATATTGATTATTCTACTATATAGGTGTAATTACCCACGTATTACACATATACTACACACATTATATGTACAACGTTTAGCATTTAATGTGCAATGTTTAATTAAGCTCATTATTCACCATCTCTATATGTCTATTAATTAGGCTTTTTAATACATCTTTTTTATTACTAATTTCTTCATTATATGCAGATATTTCATTTATCTTTTGAATACCTAATCTAATATAATAAAGAGTTGAATCATGTTGATCTAGATCTTCATAATAAATAGCTTCCCTTAAATAACCACCATATTCTAAAAACATAGATGACTTAATTAGATCCATTTCTATAATTTCATACATAACATATACAGTTTCCATATAATTATCTAAATAAGCATCAAAATTAGAATTAGGCACTTCTTTTTCTACAATTTTTTCTATAGTTTCATAAACAATCTTTTCAACAATAACTTCTTTAATAACTTCTACCTCTTGAATAACTATATTATCTTCAATAACGCATTCTTCAATGATTGTTTTCTCTACTATAACTTCCTTTTCTACTTCAACTGTTTTATTGGGAGCAATTATAATACCTAAAGCAAAAGCAACTGCTCCTATAATTATAAAACTTAAATATTTTTTCATTTTTTTTCTCCTTAATTATTAATTAATTGTGCGAACAACGTTTAATATGTTATTACGACTATTATAACACACTAAGGGATATATTGTAAAGATTAAGCGTGGTGCGTACAAATATAAATAACTTTTAGTGTCTCTCTAGTAATAATATGTAATAATCTGCGTACCACGTTGGAATTAATACGAGGGAGACGAGGGACTTTACGTTATACTTATTATATATATATATATATTTCTGTATATAGGGTATAGAATGTCCCTCGTGTCCGTTGCCATTATTTTCTTATTTGGCTTATATTAGCTGAAAACAAGGGAAAAGAGCAATCCGTTTTTGGTCTAAAAGTACTCGTTTTTGGTCTAAATACCATCGTTTTTTTTAGTCAAATCTTTGTCTTTTGGTAGTTTTCCACTATCTGGGTCTCCAAACACAGGAATTTGAGAGTTTTTTCCGTCTAATTCAAGAGTATTCAAATCCCTCTTTAATTCTTCTACTTCGTCTAACATTTTCATTTCTTCAAGAGAACCAGGTATAATTTCAGGCGAAATAGGTGTTTTTAGTTCTACATTCGTCCAACCATTCTTTTTTGCACGCTGTCCTTGACCAATATAAGAAATATAGCGAGGTAATTGCAAACCCATATTATGTAATGAAATAAATGGGAAATTAGGTTTTTGCTTACTTGCGTACCGTAAATATGCCTGTTGCATATCTGGTTTAGAAATCCATCTACCTATACTCTCTTTTAATTCATCCTGCGCAAAGGCTGCTAGATAAGCACCAGAACGTTCCATAATAGCTTTAATCTCTTCCCAATCCTTATTATAACCTATTCTTTGATTCTCTATTGCTCTAGTTAGGCCTTTAAGAGCCCAATTTAATAAGCCAGACATTTCTTCTTCAGTCCACTTTGCGCCACCTCTATAGCTTGGATCTACTTCTTCTTTCTTAAATATGCTATCAAATCGTATTACTATCCAACGATTATAATAAGCTGCATCAAGAGAATCCTTATCTTTAACCTGTGGAATCTTATTACATGCGAACATCAACTTAGCATAACTGGTAAAATTGAATCTACCATGAAACTTCTCTTGCGCGCTGATTAATGACTGGCCAGTTAGCTTCTTAAATTTGTCAGTAGTCGTTAAATCGTTAGTAGTTAACTCGTCACATATATTAATTAATTTACCATATAAATCAATCGATGAAAACTTATCATTTGATATCTCTTGAAGCGTTAACCCAGAAAGGTTTTTATCACCTATAAACCTCGTTAGTAAGTTCATTAAGGTAGTCTTTCCACCTCCAGTGTCTCCAACTAGAATCATTGCTTTTGTAAATATATAATCTCTTAACATACAAAATCCAATCCATTCTTGGAAAACAGGTATATCTTCTGCATAAAACACTTTTTTAAGAAACCTTCTAATTTCAGGACATTTAGCCTCAGGGTTATATCTTATAGGGAGCTTACTAGTAAAAATCCTTTTA